CACTAACGCGGGTGACATTACATCAGTAGGAGTAGGTAATGGTTTAACGGGTGGTGGAACTTCAGGTGCGGTTACTGTTTCTATGTCGGGTTCTTATACAGGAAACTTCACTGCAACACAAAACATAACTGCTTACTCTGACGAGAGACTTAAAACAAACATAGAGACTATTCCTAACGCTTTAGAGAAGGTTAATTCACTTAGAGGTGTTACCTTTGATAAAGACGGAGTACGTGGCTTAGGAGTCATCGCACAAGAGGTAGAGAAGATTTTACCTGAAGTAGTGATAGAGGGTGAAGAATACAAGTCAGTTGCTTACGGGAACATTGTCGGTGTATTAATCGAGGCAATAAAGGAACTGACTAACGAGGTTGAAGAATTGAAAAGAAAATTAAATTAATATGGCAGTACCGGGTTCAGGAGCGATTACAATGTTGGGGTTAGCACGGGAGAGATTATATGGTTCATATGGCTCTGTGGCAATTCCTTCTTTCCCTATTACTCTTTTTGACTTAGTCAATGGCGGGGGGGCCAATGGTTTCCCTGCTCTAAACACTTGTGGTGTTATTCCTAATTACAGTATGGCATCGTGGTACTCGTATGACCAAACTGCATCTTGTTTTTGTAATATTGGGGATTGTTGTGAATTTGCCGTAGGCTATGACCCCGGTGACCCTTTTTCTGCTTGTTTTAATTGGAATATAGGTAATACGGAATTTCATTATCTATCAGTAGACACTATCCCCAATTATTTACCACCTTGGGTAAATGCTTCTCAAATATATGATGGAGACGGATGTGAACAACCTTCACCTCCGGGGTATTATGCTATGTTAGATAGTAATTTCGGTGTGGTTCGGTATTCTTATTGGGATGGCGGGAATTGGTCAAAAGCATTCACTTGTTAGTTATAATAAAAAAAAATAATTATCTTTGTATAAATAATAATTTAATCTAAAAAAAAATGGCACAATTAACTGACACAGAAAAAACTGAAATCACTAAAATGGTTTCTGAATTCAACATTCTTAAAATGCAACTTGGTGATACGTATATGAATCAGCAAGCAATTATGAAAAAAATTGAAGAAGTAAAAGAGGCGTACTCTAAATTAGAGGAAGAACTTATGGAGACATATGGTAAAGATGCCGTAATCAATGTTGAAACAGGAGATGTAAAACTTCCTGAAGAAACAAAGATGGAGGTTGCTAAATAAATGGGACTAATAAGCACATATGGCATAGTCACCTTAGCAACTGTTGATGATAAATTAATTGGCACTGATGTCGAAAGTTTAAATGCAACAAAGAATTTTGAGATATCTCAAATTCTTTCTTTGTTAAATGAAGCCGTAGTTACGTTGCCGATATACGCAACTAACACCGCTGCTTTAGCAGGTAAATTGGTGGCGGGAAATCTTTATCGTAACGCAGGGTCTGCAGGAAGTTCAAGTGTTGTGTGTGTTGTCTATTAAGACACACATAAAATGGATATAAGAAAAATAAGCATTGGTCCCGATTACAAAGGAGGGGCTATGCATTACATCGTTGGTCAAGACGTTTTAGGTGGTAGTCATACTATTCATCTAATTCGTTTTGACGCTATATTGGAATCAATTAAAATTTGGATTGAAAGAAACAATTCAAAAGAAATTGTACTTTGGAAAGAGTTTACCCATACGATGCCCATATCTATTGAATACAACATAAACTTTTAGCCCTATGACTGAGCAAAACTATTTAGACATTACTCAAGAAATTACTCTTTTAAAGAAACGCAAGTCAGATGCTACTTCTTTCGATGAAGAGATGAATATAGCAGACAAAATACACAACCTTCAGATGATTCTTGATGGCGTTAAGCCGATGGATACGTATGTTGACTGTATAGGGTGTGGCTCATAAACATATATATGAAATCTCCATTTGAATTTATAGTAAAACCGGTAGGAGGCAAGCGTTATGATAACATAAAAAAAATCGGGGGAACTGATTTTATTGTGAGCACATCGGAAGAGGACTTTAAACACTCTAACCGATACGCTGAGGTTGTCGAGGTCCCTATCTTATATAAAGGCCCTATCAAACCAAGCGATATATTGCTTGTCCATCACAACGTATTTAAGTTTTACAACGACATAAAAGGCGGACAAAGAAGTGGCAAAAGTTACTTTAAGGATGACCTTTTTTTTGTTGATGTAGAACAATTTTTTATGCATTACGATGGGGAAGAGTGGCATCCATATGATAGGTTTTGTTTTATTGAGCCTATCCCTACCATTGAATCTTATATCTACAAACCATTTAGCGAAGAACCTCTTATTGGCAAAATGAAGTACCCAAATGAGTACTTAAAAAGTCAAGGAGTAAAGGTGGGGGATTTAGTTACCTTTCTACCTGAAACGGAATATGAGTTTAATGTTGATGGGGAAAAACTATATAGGATGTACGACCATCATATAAGTATGGTGTTATGAGGCCAAAGGACAATAGAACTTATTTTAATGATGAATGGAATCACGTCCCTATAAAAAAAATAAAACGTATTAAAGATGAATTCAAAAGAAATAAAATTAAAAATAATCGAGGCGGGTCACCGAGCAGTGGAGCAACTGATTAAAGTTGCTCGAGAAGAAATTATTAAACACGACCTTGAGGATGGGTTGTCTGCCGATAGATTAAAAAACGCGGCAGCAACAAAAAAATTGGCAATCTTTGATGCATTTGAAATTTTAAGTAGAATAGATACAGAGCAAGAGGCAATTGAATCTTTAGATAAAGGAGAAAGCAAAACAAACACAAAACAAGGATTTGCAGAACGAAGGTCAAAATAGTATAATATATAGAGTCGTAGATAACTATATACAAAGCACAGTCCTTGCTAATAAAAATAAAGCAAAGAGTTGGGTGTATGGCTATGACCACAAAAATAACCTTGTTGTTATATCTAAAGATGGAACTATAGGAGAAGTAATTGATATCCAAGGATTAAAGATTGGGCTTCCTAAAACCCCAAGTATGTGTCTTCAAAGACACACAAAAAAAGAACAACAATATTGGGAACGACAAGAACTCCCTGCTGAGTTAAGTAAACTTCAAACCATATTTCAATGGAACACTATGCCTTCTGAGTTTAAAGACAGGTGGGTAGATTATATTGAGACAGAATTTGACAGAAGAGACAATGGGGTATGGTATCTTAATAACGGTATCCCAACCTATATAACAGGTGCTCATTATATGTATCTCCAATGGACATCTATTGATGTTGGGTATCCCGACTATAGAGAGGCTAATAGAATTTTATATATTTTTTGGGAGGCTTGCAAGGCAGATAGTAGGTCTTTTGGTATGGTGTATCTAAAGATAAGACGTTCAGGATTTTCTTTTATGTCCTCATCTGAATGCGTAAACACAGGAACTCTTGCAAAAAACGCAAGGGTTGGTATCTTGTCAAAGACGGGTGGCGATGCTAAAACAATGTTTACCGATAAGGTTGTTCCAATTGCAAATAGGTTACCATTCTTTTTTAAACCTATTCAAGATGGTATGGATAAACCAAAAACAGAGTTAGCGTTCCGAATTCCTGCCGCTAAGATTACTAAAAAAAATATGTACAATGCAGACACTAATGAATTGTACGGATTAGACACTACAATAGATTGGAAGAACACTGACGACAACAGTTATGATGGGGAAAAACTTTTGCTATTAGTACACGATGAAAGTGGAAAGTGGATTAAGCCAAACAACATTCAAAACAATTGGCGAGTTACAAAAACCTGTTTAAGACTTGGTAGCAGAATCATCGGGAAATGTATGATGGGCTCAACTTCAAATGCTTTGAGTAAAGGAGGAGATAACTTTAAAAAGTTATATGAAGACTCTAATGTGAATAAGCGTAGTGGGAACGGTCAGACTAAAAGTGGTATGTATTCACTTTTTATCCCAATGGAATGGAATATGGAAGGGTTTATTGATAGATACGGCCATCCTGTTATAGAATATTTAGACTCACCAATTCAAGGTATAAATGGGGAAACGATTTACCAAAGCGCATTAACATATTGGCAAGCAGAGGTGGACTCTTTAAAGAATGACGCAGATGCTTTGAATGAATTTTATCGTCAATTTCCAAGAACTGAATCTCACGCCTTTAGGGATGAAAGTAAAATGTCTTTATTTAATCTTACAAAGATATATCAACAGATAGACTATAACGATTCTTTAATCAAAGAACATCATATGACAAGGGGGTCATTTTCTTGGAAAGATGGTATAAAAGATTCAAAAGTTCTTTTTAGTCCTAATAACAATGGTAGGTTTTATATAGGATGGAACCCTAAGCCACAACTACAAAACAATGTTATTCAAAGAAACGGAATAAAGTTTCCGGGCAATGAACACATTGGGGCGTTTGGGTGTGACAGTTATGACATATCAGGAGTTGTTGGTGGGGGAGGCTCTAATGGAGCACTTCACGGGTTAACGACTTACCATATGGATGAAGCCCCTATAAATACTTTTTTCTTAGAGTACATTGCTCGTCCTCAGACGGCAGAGATATTTTATGAAGACGTACTAATGGCCTGTGTGTTTTATGGTATGCCCATCCTTATTGAAAATAACAAGCCGAGATTGTTATATCACTTTAAAAACAGGGGATATAGAGGGTTCTGTATGAACAGACCTGACAAGCAATATATAAAACTTTCTAAAACAGAAAAAGAACTTGGAGGTATACCTAACACAAGTGAAGATATCAAACAAGCACACGCTTCTGCAATTGAATCGTATATTGAAAAATATGTAGGGTTAGACTTAGAGGGCTCATATAGAGACGCAGGGGATATGGGAGATATGATATTTATAAGGACCTTAGAAGATTGGGCAAAGTTTGATATTACCAACAGAACTAAGCACGATGCTTCGATAAGTTCAGGATTGGCAATAATGGCAACTCAAAAGTCTATGTATTTAGGAGAGAAAAAAGAATCAAAAATAAAGATTAACTTTGCAAGATATAGTAATAAAGGAACAATTAGCGAAATTATTAGATGAAGGATGTTAATATAAATATCACATCTGCAGGGTTCCCAAGCCAATTTGTTTCTGACAAAGAGAAGGCTTCGGAAGAGTTCGGTTTGCAAATTGGACAAGCCATTCAGTATGAGTGGTTTAGAAAAGATGGAAACGGCTGCAGGTACTACGGTCAATGGAGGGATTTTCACCGCCTAAGACTTTATGCCCGTGGAGAGCAATCCGTGGCAAAATATAAAAATGAATTAGCCATAGACGGTGACTTATCTTATCTTAATTTAGATTGGACACCCGTTCCTATTATACCAAAGTTTGTTGACATTGTAGTCAACGGAATGTCTGATAGACTTTTTAAAGTAAAAGCATATGCACAAGATGCAATGTCTCAAGAAAAAAGAAGTGCTTATCAGGATATGATTGAGGGACAAATGGTTGCTAAACCAATCCTTGAGACTATTATGCAGAAAACGGGCGCAAATCCGTTTGTCACCGAACCGGATGAATTACCAAATTCAGATGAAGAGTTGGCATTGTATATGGAAATGAACTACAAACCTGCTATTGAAATTGCAGAAGAAACTGCTATCAATACTATTTTTGATGCCAATCATTATGATGACATTAGGAAACAACTTGATTACGACCAAACCGTTCTTGGAGTTGCGATGGCTAAACACGAATTCCTAAAGGGGGATGGTGTTAGGTTATCATATGTAGACCCCGCTAACGTGGTCTATAGTTATACAGAAGACCCTTATTTTAAAGATTGTTTTTATTGGGGAGAAATCAAAACTGTATCAATTACAGAATTAAAAAAGATTGACCCAACATTAACCAATACTGACTTAGAAGAAATATCTAAGTATGGTCAAGGTTGGTACGACTACTTTAATGTAGCGCAGATGCAACAGAATGATATATTCTATAGAGACTCTGCTACAATATTGTATTTCAACTACAAGACTACAAAAAATATTGTATATAAGAAAAAGGTAAAAGATAACGGTAATGTCAGTATGGTTGAAAAGGATGACTCCTTTAATCCGCCTGATGATATGATGCAAGAAGGGAACTTTGAAAAGGTTTCTAAAACTATTGATGTTTGGTATGAAGGAGTAATGGTTATGGGGACCAACATCATATTGAAATGGGAGATGGCAAAGAATATGGTAAGACCAAAGTCTGCTACACAACACGCTATCCCCAATTATGTTGCGTGTGCCCCAAGAATGTATAAGGGTACAATTGAATCATTGACTCGAAGGATGATTCCCTTTGCTGATTTGATTCAAATTACTCACCTTAAACTACAACAAGTTATTTCTCGCGTAGTGCCTGATGGTGTCTTTATTGATGCTGACGGTTTAAATGAGGTTGACCTTGGAACAGGCAATGCGTATAATCCTGAAGATGCTTTAAGATTATACTTCCAAACAGGTAGTGTTATTGGTAGAAGTTTTACTCAAGACGGGGACTATAACAACGCACGAGTGCCTATTACTCAGTTAACCGCTAACTCAGGCTCTGCTAAGACACAGATGCTTTTAACTAATTACAACCATTACCTAAATCAAATTAGACAGGTAACAGGTCTTAATGAAGCAAGAGATGCAAGTATGCCTGACCCTAACTCTTTAGTTGGTCTTCAAAAATTAGCGGCACTAAATTCAAATACCGCTACCCGACATATTCTTGACGCAAGTCTTTATATGTACAGGTCAATGGCAGAGGCTTTAACTTATAGAGTAGGAGATATTCTTGAATATGCAGACTTTAAAGAAGAGTTTATAAACCAAATCGGCAAATACAATATTAATATCTTAAACAGTATTAACGATTTGTATATATATGATTTTGGTATTTTTATTGAAGTCGCTCCGGATGAAGAACAAAAAGCAATGCTTGAACAAAACATTCAAATGGCATTGTCAAAAGGTGGTATAGATTTAGAAGACGCTATTGACATTAGAGAGATTAGGAATATTAAACTTGCTAATCAATTACTAAAAGCAAAACGTAAGTCTAAACAAGTAAGAGAAGAGAAAATGGCAATGCAGCAGCAGGCAATGCAGCAGCAAGGTCAAATGCAGTCTCAACAAATGGCTGCAGAAGCATCTATGCAAAAAGAGCAGCAAATACTTCAAGGCAAAATGCAACTCAAACAGGCGGAGATTTCTTTTGAAATTGAAAAAATGAAACAAGAGGCTATGCTTAAACAACAGTTAATGCAGACTGAATTCCAAATGCAGATGCAATTAAAAGGGGTTGAAGTGCAAGGACTGCAGGAAAGAGAAGGTAAAAGAGAAACTGCTAAGTCTGACAGAATTAGTCAACAAAACTCAGAACAGTCTAAGTTAATCAATCAAAGAAAGAATAACTTACCTCCTATGACTTTTGAATCTAATGAAGACAGTTTAGATGGGTTTGACTTTGCTGAATTTAATCCGAGATAAAGGGTCTATTATATAATTAATTTTTGACTAACTTTGTAATATAAATCAAATCTAATATGGAATTTAAAGTAAAAGAAGTAGGTGTAATCGAAGCAAAGTCTGTTCAGCAAGTTGAACAAGACCTTCTTAGCAAACACGCAGAGCAACAAAATGAATCTGTAAACCTACAAGTTAAAGAAGAAGAGCAAAATATTAACCTACAAGTTGATGGAACTCAAGCCTCAGAGTTAAGTGAGGAAGACGTTCTTGCATATATAGGAAATAAATACGGTAAGCAGATTAACTCTCTTGAAGAGTTTACCCGAGAAAGGGAAGAGGCCGAGCCTCTACCTGAAGATGTCGCTGCTTACTTTAGGTATAAAAAAGAAACGGGGCGTGGAATTGAGGACTTTGTAAAAATAAATAGAGACCTTGATGATGTCAACCCTGATAAGTTACTTCGTGATTATCTAACTGCTACCGAGAAAGGTCTTGATGCAGAGGATATTGATTCGATGATGGAAGATTATTCATATGATGAAGAATTAGATGATGAGTCTACCATTAAGAAAGCGAGGTTGGCTAAAAAGAAAATAATTGCCAAAGCAAAGGATTATTTTGAGTCTGAAAAAGAAAAATATAGAGTCCCTGTCGAGTCGATGGGTACATCTCTTTCTCAGGAAGATTCAAAAGGATTAGATGAGTATAGGCAATATGTTGAAGAGTCCAAGACTTTAGGAGAAGCCTACCAAAAAAGGGACCAATGGTTTAAAGACAAGACAAGTGAAGTTTTCGGTAGTGAGTTCAAAGGTTTTGAGTTTGCGTTAAACGAAGGCAAAAATGTTGTGTATGTCCCCGGAGATGGCGCAGAGTTGAAGAAAATTCATCTTGACCCAAATAATTTCACAAAGAAATTCTTGAGTGATGATGGACTTTTAACTGACCCTGTTGGTTATCACAAAGCATTGGCAGTCGCAATGAATCCTGAAAAGTTTGCTAAGTTCTTTTATGAGCAAGGCAAATCAGAAGCAGTTGATGATGTAATGCGTAAGACAAAGAATATTGATATGTCTACACGTAGCATCCCTCAAGTTACTACTGCAGGAGGAACAACGATTAGAGCAGTATCCCAAGACACAGGTCGGGGGCTACGAATTAAAAGTAAAAAATAATTTATAAAAAAACTAAAAAATGGCAGTACAAGCAGTACCGGGATTTAACTTGCAGCCGAGCGCGCAACAAGTCCCATTAAAAACAAATTACATAACCAACTTCGATTTCTTGAATCAGTATCTTCCTGATACCTATGAAAAGGAATTTGAGCGTTACGGTAATAGAACAGTCGCATCTTTCCTACGTATGGTAGGAGCAGAGATGCCTTCTAATTCTGACCTTATCAAATGGGCAGAGCAGGGTCGTCTTCATACTAAGTATGTTGATTGTACTACATCTGTTCTTGCTAACTCTGATACGGCAGTATTCACAGTTAACGATGTATTGAATCCTGCGTTTGTAAACGCGGATTCAGGTTCTATCGCTATCCGTGTTGGACAAACAGTTATGTTTACCGCTAATGCAGGTGGAGCAAACTACAAAGCAATCGTTACTGCAGTTGATACTGCACTTAAAACTTTTGATGTAGCGTTCTACAATGCATTAGGTATCACTAACGCAGCAGCAGCAAACAAATGGACAGTATTCATTTACGGTTCTGAGTTCAAAAAAGGAACTAACGGAATGCAAGGTTCTTTAGAGGCTGATGACGAAATCTTTGAGAATTCGCCAATCATCATCAAAGACAAGTATTCAGTATCAGGTTCTGATATGGCTCAAATTGGTTGGGTTGAAGTAACTACTGAAAACGGAGCAAACGGATATCTTTGGTATTTGAAGTCTGAGCACGAAACAAGATTACGTTTTGACGATTATCTTGAGACTGCAATGATTGAAGCAGTTCCTGCAGAAGCACTTTCAGGTGCAGCAGCAGCAGCCGGAGACGTTGGTAACAAAGGTTCACAAGGTGTATTCTACGTTGTTAACTTACGTGGTAACGTATGGGGCGGTGGTTACCCAACTACTCTTGCTGACTTTGATACTATCGTATCTCGTTTGGATAAGCAAGGTTCTATTGAAGAGAACGTAATCTTTGTTGACAGAAACTTCAGTTTCTCTATTGACGATATGTTGGCTGCACAAAACTCTTATGGAGCAGGTGGGTCTTCTTATGGTCTTTTTGAAAACGACAAAGAGATGGCTCTTAATTTAGGTTTCACCGGATTCCGTAGAGGTTATGATTTCTACAAATCTGATTGGAAGTACTTGAATGACCCAACAATGCGTGGAGGTCTTCCTGCATCAGCGGGTTCAGGTAAAGTAAGCGGTTTGTTGGTTCCTGCGGGTTCTACTACTGTGTATGACCAAATCCTTGGTAAGAACGCAAAGCGTCCTTTCCTACACGTGCGTTACCGTGCTTCAGAAACTGAAGACAGACGTTACAAGACTTGGATTACAGGTTCTGCCGGTGGTGCTGAAAATTCTGACCTTGATGCAATGGAAGTTAACTTCCTTTCTGAAAGAGCAGTATGTACTTTAGGTGCTAACAACTTCTTCTTGTTCTCTAACTAAGAGGAATAAATATTGGGGGTGTGTCTTTAAAGACACACTCCCTTTTTTTAAAATTTTAACTTTAATCTTAAATTATATCTAATGAACAACAAACTAAATGTATTAACCGATAAGGTGTACAAACTAACAAAAGCAGCGGCTCCTTTATCTTTTATGTTGCCGACAAGACACACCGCACAATTCCCTCTTTTATATTTTGATGAAGAGCAAGGGACTAATCGTGCGCTACGCTACGCAAGAAATCAAAAAACTCCTTTTGAGGATGAGCAAGATGGGAATGCGATTTTAGAACCAATCATTTTTGAAGATGGGTTTTTAAGCGTTTTAAGAAACAATCCTGTTCTACAACAATTTCTCTATTACCACCCTTTAAATGGGATTGGTTTTGAAGAGGTTAACGAAGAACGTGATGCTAACGCTGAAGTAGAAAGACTTAACGCTGAGGTTGACGCTTTAATTGCTGCAAAGGAAATGAATGTTGACCAAATAGAAATGGTATCAAGAGTTCTATTTAATAGAGACGTAACAAAAGTTTCTACATCA